GTGCTGCAGGAAGCAAGAGATTCGGCACCGACCGAAACGGATGCATGCTCGACCTCGACGGGGCGCGCGCCGAGATCGACTTTCGGCTCGCTTGCCTCCGCGACGCAGGAGGCGCAGGCGGCGTTTCTGGACAGCCTGAGTGACAACGCGCTGGCGGCGCTTCCCTGGCTCTTCGAGTTTTGGGCGCTGCCGCACCAGCTGCCGCCGGAGGGGGACTGGCGCAGCTGGGTTGTCATGGGCGGGCGCGGCGCGGGCAAGACCCGCGCCGGCTCCGAATGGGTGCGGTCCATGGTCGAGGGCTCGGGCCCGCGCGACCCGGGCCGCGCCCGCCGCGTGGCGCTGATTGGTGAAACCTATGACCAGGCGCTGGCCGTGATGGTCAAAGGGGAGAGCGGGATCCTCGCCTGCTCTCCCCCCGACCGCAAACCGCGCTGGGTGGCGTCCGAACGGATGCTGCTCTGGCCGAACGGGGCCGAGGCGCGGCTCTTTTCGGCCCACGACCCCGAGGCCCTTCGCGGCCCGCAATTCGACGCCGCCTGGGCCGATGAACTGGCCAAGTGGCCCAACGCGCAGGAGACTTGGGACATGCTGCAATTCGGCCTTCGCCTCGGCCAGCACCCGCAGGCCGTGGTCACCACCACGCCGCGCAACGTGCCCGCGCTGAAGGACCTGCTGGCGCGGCCCTCGACGGTGATGACCCACGCCCCGACCGAGGCCAACCGCGCCTTCCTCGCCCCCTCCTTCCTGGAGGAAGTGCAGGCCCGTTACGCCGGCACCCGGCTGGGGCGGCAGGAACTGGCGGGCGAGCTTCTGGACGATGTCGAGGGCGCGCTGTGGCAACGGGCGCAGATCGACCGCACACGTACCGGGGTCTACCCCGAGGGCATGCGCGTGATCGTCGCCGTCGACCCGCCGGTCACGGGCCACGATGCCTCGGACGCCTGCGGCATCGTCGTGGTCGGGATCGTCGAACAGGGGCCGGTGCGGGACTGGCGCGCCGTGGTGCTGGAGGACTGCAGCCTGCGCGCCGTCAGCCCCACCGAATGGGCCGAGGCCGCCAGCGCCGCCTATCACCGCCACGACGCCGCCCGCATGGTGGCCGAGGTGAACCAGGGCGGGGACCTTGTCGAAACGCTGATGCGGCAGGTGGACCCGCTGGTGAATTACCGCGCCGTCCGCGCCGCCCGTGGCAAGGCCGCCCGCGCCGAACCTGTCGCCGCGCTCTACGAACAGGGGCGCGTCGCGCATCTGGGCAGCCTGCCCGAGTTGGAAGACGAGATGTGCCGCATGACGCTGACCGGCTACCAGGGCGGGCGCAGCCCCGACCGGCTCGATGCGCTCGTCTGGGCGCTGACCGACGGGCTGATCGCGCCCGCCGCCCGCCAGTTGACCCCCGCGATCCGCGGGCTCTGACCCACATTTGACCCGACGGCGCCCCGGCGCCCGTCACGCGGCACCACCCGGTCGCCGCGCCTATTCGCATGGCTTGAGGAGAGTAAGCGCATGGTTTTGGATTTCCTGAGGAAAAACGAACCCCAGACGCCCGAGCGCAAGGCCTCGGCCAGCGCGCGCGTCGCCGTCTGGGGCAGCGCGGGCCGCGTCGCCTGGTCCCCGCGCGACACGGTTTCGCTGACGAAGAACGGCTTTCTGGGCAACCCGGTCGGCTACCGCGCCGTCCGCCTGATCGCCGAGGCCGCCGCAGCCCTGCCCATCGTGGCGCAGGACAGCACGCGCCGCTACGACACCCACCCCGCGCTGAGCCTCATCGCGCGGCCGAACGCGGGCCAGGGCCGGGCCGAGTTGCTCGAGGCCGCCTTTGCCCAACTGATGCTGTCGGGCAACGCCTATCTTGAGGCCGTCACGCCCGAACCCGGCTGGCCGGTCGAGTTGCATGTCCTGCGCTCGGACCGCATGGCGCTGGTCCCCGGCGCCGATGGCTGGCCCATGGCCTATGACTACACCGTCGGCAGTCGCAAGCACCGCTACGCGCCCGAGGTGATCTGTCATATCAAGGGCTTCCACCCGCAAGACGACCATTACGGCCTGGCCCCGATCCAGGCCGCCGCGACCGCCATCGACGTCCACAACGCCGCCGCGCGCTGGTCCAAGGCGCTGCTCGACAACGCCGCCCGCCCCTCGGGCGCCATCGTCTATCGGGGCGTGGACGGGGCCGGGTCGATGACGCAGGACCAGTTCGACCGCCTGCAGATGGAGCTGGAAAGCCACCACCAGGGCGCGCGCAACGCGGGGCGTCCGATGCTGCTGGAGGGGGGGCTGGATTGGAAGCCGATGGGGTTCAGCCCCTCGGACATGGAGTTCCAGAAAACGAAAGAGGCCGCCGCCCGCGACATCGCGCTGGCCTTCGGCGTGCCGCCCATGCTGCTCGGCATCCCCGGCGATGCGACCTACGCCAATTACGCCGAGGCCAACCGCGCCTTCTACCGCCTCACGGTCCTACCCTTGGCGCAGAAGGTGCTGGCGACGCTGTCCTTCTGGCTCTCGGGGCTGGGGGGCGAGCCGATCGACCTCAAGCCCGACCTCGACCAGGTCCCGGCGCTCTCGGTCGAGCGCGAGGCGCAATGGCGTCGCGTGGCCGAGGCCGATTTCCTCACGGAGGGAGAGAAGCGCCGCATGCTCGGCCTGCCCGAGCGCCCGGAGGAGGCATGAGTGGCCGCGAGGCGACGGGCGGCTCGCGCTATCTCTACGCGCCTTTCGACGCCGCCAACGCCCGGATCGAGGCGAATGAACGGGTTCTGGAAGAACGCTGGCAGGCGCTGAGCTTTCGCCTTCAGGGCATCGAAACCGCGCTGGAGCGGCTGGAAAAGCGGCTCTGGCTGGCGGTGTTCGGCGTCGTCAGCGTGATCCTCGCCCAGGGAATCAACCACCTGCTGAACCTCAATGTCGGCGGATAGGAGACGGAAATGAATGGACTTTTCGAGACGGGGCTTGAGACCAAGTTCTGTCGCTTCGACGCGGATCTGACCCTGAAGGACGGCGTGCGGATCGAAGGATACGCCTCGCTCTTCGGGGCGGCGGACCAGGGCGGCGACGTGGTGGAGCCCGGCGCCTACGCAAGCAGCCTCAAGGCGGATCGCCGGGTCAAGATGCTCTGGCAGCATGACCCGCGCGAACCCATCGGCATCTGGGACACGGTCGCCGAGGACGCCAAGGGCCTGTTCGTCAAGGGCCGCCTGCTGGATGACGTCGCCCGCGCCCGCGAGGCCGCAGCCCTGATCGAGGCAGGCGCGATTGACGGGCTGAGCATCGGCTATCGCACGGTGCGCGCCCACAAGAACGACAAGGGGCAGCGTCTCCTGTCGGAAGTGGAGCTGTGGGAGGTGTCGCTTGTGACCTTCCCCATGCTCCCCGAGGCGCGGGTCGCCGCGGCCACGGCGCCCGCCGCCAAGGCCAGCGACCTGCGTGACCTGGCGACGGTGTTCGAGGACGCCCGCCGCAAACTGGCGGCGCGTACGGCCCGCTGATCCCACCGCAAGAGAGGTGTTCGTGATGACCGAGACGGAACCTTCGGCCCCGCTGGCTGAGGTGAAATCGGCGCTTGCCGGTTTTGTGAATGAAATCAGCCAGTTTCAAGATGATGTGCAAGTGAAGCTTCAAAAACAGGAAGAGCGGATTTCCATGCTGACCACCAAGACCATGACCCATGCCCGCCCCGCGTTGGCCACCGAGATCGACAGCGGCGCGCCGCACAAGAAGGCGCTGTCGACCTACCTGCGCTGCGGCGAAGATGACGCGCTGCGCGGCCTCGAGCTTGAGGGCAAGGCGATGAACACCGCCGTCAATGCCGAGGGCGGCTATCTCGTCGATCCGCAGACGGCTGAGACGATCCAGTCGGTCCTGCGCTCGGCCTCCAGCCTGCGGGCCATCGCCAATGTCGTGGCCGTCGAGGCCAGCAGCTTCGACGTGCTGATCGACACCACCGAGGCCGGGGCTGGCTGGGCCGACGAGGCCACCGCGACGGGCGAGACCGACACGCCGCAGATCGAGCGCATCTCGATCCCGCTGCACGAGCTTTCGGCGCTTCCCAAGGCCAGCCAGCGCCTGCTGGACGATGCGGCCTTCGACATTGAGGGCTGGCTCGCCGCCCGCATCGCCGACAAGTTCGCCCGCGCCGAGGCGGACGCCTTCATCAACGGCAATGGCTCGGGCAAGCCCACCGGCCTTCTGACCCACCCGATGGTCGCCAATGCCAGCTGGGCCTGGGGCAGCCTTGGCTATGTCGCGACCGGCACGGACGGCGATTTCGACGCCACCAACCCCGCGGATGCGATCGTCGATCTGGTCTATGCGCTCGGGGCCCGCTACCGCGCCAATGCGAGCTTCGTGATGAATTCCAAGACCGCAGGCGCCGTGCGCAAGATGAAGGATGCCGACGGCCGCTTCCTGTGGTCCGACGGCCTGGCGCAGGGCGAACCGGCCCGGCTGATGGGCTACCCGGTGCTGATCGCCGAGGACATGCCCGATATCGCGTCCAACGCCACCGCCATCGCCTTCGGTGATTTCGGCGCGGGCTACACCATCGCCGAACGCCCCGACCTGCGCGTGCTGCGCGACCCGTTCTCGGCCAAGCCGCATGTCCTGTTCTACGCCACCAAGCGCGTCGGCGGCGACGTGACCGACTTTGCCGCGATCAAGCTGATGAAATTCGGCGCGTCGTAACCCCTCGGGCTTGCCCCCAAGGTTCCCCGCCCCGTGCCATTTCCGGCCGGGGCGGGGACGGCGGCGACGGGGGGCGATCCAGCTGCGCGTCTCCCCGCATGAGCAGCGCACGCCGTCGCCGTCACCCCAAGACGATCCCCGCATCGCGAGGCCAAGTCCCCGCATAACAACAACAATTCCCGGCGCCCTATGGCCCCGAGCAGGATATCCCGGAGATGATTCCCATGATGATGGTCGAACTGACCACGGTGCAAAGTGGCATCCTTCCCATTGCCGCCCTGGCAGATCACCTGCGCCTTTCACGCGGCTTCACCGATGACGCGGACCAGGATGCGCGGCTGGAAAGCTGCCTGCGCGCGGCGGCCTCGGCCATCGAGGCGCGCACCGGCAAGGCGCTGTTTTCCCGCCGCTTTCTCCTGACCGTGACGCATTGGTCCGAGGAAGGGCTGCACCGGCTGCCGATCGCGCCCGTCTCCTCGATCGAGGAGGTGCGGCTGGTCGGGCGCAACGGGTCCGAGACGGTGGTCGACCCCGCCGCCTATCACCTCGTCGAGGACGCGCACCGCCCGCAACTGACCGCCACGGCCGCGCGCCTGCCCACCATCTCGCTGGGTGGGTCGGCCGAGATCGAGTTCATGGCCGGTTACGCCGATGACTGGCCGCTGATGCCCGCCGACCTGATGCAGGCGCTGATCCTGCTGGCGGGCGAGTTCTACGGCCAGAACATCAACACCGACGCGGGCATCCCCTTTGCCGTCTCCGTCCTGATCGAGCCGCATCGCTCGGTCCGGCTGCGGGGGGCGGGGGCATGAGCGCGCCTGTCCTGTCGCGCCGCCTGACGCTGGAGGCGCCCAACCGGGTGCCCGACGGCGCGGGTGGTTTCACCGAAAACTGGGCGTCGCTTGGCAAGCTCTGGGCCGAGGTCGTGCCCCGCGGCGCGGGGCGCGAGGTCGACGCGGCCTCGGAACTGGCGCTGAAGATCACCATTCGCGCGGCCCCGCCCGGCGCGCCGTCGCGGCCCACGGCCGAGATGCGCTTTCGCGAGGGGGCGCGGATCTTCCGCATCGAGGCGGTGACCGAGGCCGACGCCACGGGCCGCTACCTTTTGTGTTTCGCCAAGGAGGAGACGGGCGCATGAGCTATGCCGCCAGCGAGGCCCTGCAAACGGCCATCTTCACCGCGCTTTCTGGCGATCCGACCGTCATCGCGCTGTCGAATGGCGCGATCCACGACGCGCTGCCGCCCGGTCCCGTGCCCTCGCTCTACGTGAGCCTCGGGCCAGAGAGGGCGCGGGCGCGGGCCGACAAGACCGGGGCCGGGGCGGTCCACGATCTGCCCGTTTCGGTCATCACCGACGGGGCGGGCTTTGCCACCGCCAAGACGCTTGCCGTCGCGATTTCCGACGCGCTGGACGGGGCCGCGTTGAGCCTCTCGCGCGGGCATCTCGTCAGCCTCGATTTCCTGCGGGCGCGGGCCCGCCACTCGGGCGAACGGCGCGAGATCGAGATCTGGTTTCGCGCCAGGATCGACCTCGCGTGATGCTTGAAGAACGCATTGCAACCCATTTTCAAGATTGGAGAAAAACATGACTGCTCAAAGCGGAAAGGATCTGCTGGTCAAGGTCGACATGGACGGCTCGGGCCAGTTCGAAACCATCGCCGGGCTGCGCGCCACGCGGCTCAGCTTCAACGCCGAAACGGTGGATGTGACCAGCCTGGAATCCACCGGCGGCTGGCGCGAGCTGCTGTCCGGCGCGGGCGTCCGCACGGCGGCGATCTCGGGCTCGGGCGTGTTTCGCGACGCGACGACGGACGAACGCGCACGGGCGATCTTCTGGTCGGGCGAGTTGCCG